TGACTATGCGACACCAAGGGGTGATGTAAGCTCTTGCACACTTACTGGGGTAACTGGCGATGAGACTGTTACTGTCGTTATGACTGGGACACTAAAGGCTGGTGACTATATTCAGCTAGGGGGAGGTTCCTCTGCTAAACTACATCAGGTTCTTGCTGACAAGACTGGTAATGGTTCCCTAGAGATTTGGCCTGCATTAAGGGCTGACTATACAGGTGCCACGGTAGTGCTTGATTCCCCTAAGGGCGTCTTTAGGTTGGCTATTAACCTCACATCTTGGTCTATCAACAATGCTTCTTTCTATGGTATCTCCTTTGAGGCTGTAGAAGTTATAACGTAAGGATAAGATATGTCAAGAGACCTGACCTCAGCCACAATCACTAACATATCAGAAGCCACAGTCTACCCATTCTTTGCTATTGAACTTAACTTTGACAGTGAGATACTGCGGTTGTGGACTGGTCAAGGCACACTTACACTACCTGATACGACACAGTGGATTGGTACAGGAACCTTACTTGATATCTCCGCTATTGAAGAAACCGCTGAAATGGCTGTCAGGGGCGCTACACTGACTTTGAGTGGGGTACCCTCGGAAATACTCTCACTAGCCCTCAGTGAGCCTTATCAGGGCCGTGTGTGCAACATCTACTTCGGAACATTCACTGGTGGTGACCTTACTACGGCACCTAGTAACTTCGATCAGATTTTCTCTGGTTATATGGACCAGATGAACATTCAAGATGGTCCTGAGACAGCTACTATTGAACTGAAGGTAGAGAACAAGCTAGTTGACTTAGAAAGGGCTAGGGTTGCTCGCTTTACATCTGGGTATCAGAAGTCTATCTACCCTAGCGACAAGGGGTTTGACTTCGTAGAAAGCCTTCAAGACAGAGAACTATTCTGGGGTCGCAATGCTGTCAATTAAATACCAACAAGAGTTCCTTTCTCAATTCAAGAGTGGTGCTCAAGAGTTGCTGGAACAAGATTGGGATGAGATTGAGCATAAGAAAGACCTGCGTAAGTTAAACCCAGATTGGTCTATCTACGAGTTACTAGAGAAGCAGGGTCAGTTGTATATCTTTACTTGTAGGGATGACCTAAAGCTGGTCGGTTACTTTGTCGTTATCATCACACCTAACCTGCACTGTAAGGGAGATACCCTTGCTGTAGCTGATGTGATCTATCTGGATAAAGAGTATAGGTCAGGTCTGTTGGGCTACAAGCTGTTCTTGTTCGCTGAGTCTTGCATCAGAGATGATGGCTACAAAACCCTACAGGTAACGACAACAGAAATGAACCCGATAGACCCGCTAATGCTAAAGCTGGGCTATAGCAAGGTAGAAACTAAGTTCGAGAAGGTGTTATAAATGGCTGTCTTTACCGCTCTTAGTGTTGCTGTCGCTACTTATGGTGCTGGTGCCAGCTTTTTTTCTGCCGTTGGTGTATTCATCTCTAGTGCTGGTTTTACTGGACAGCTCCTGTTGAGTGCTGCTACTAGCCTTGTTCTTAATGCCCTGACACCTAAGCCTTCTGCTAGTGGTGGGGCTAACAGGGGCTATCAGGTAAACTCTAGGGGTGCTGCACTAGACCACCAGATCATCTATGGTAAGGTCCGTGTTGGTGGTGCTATTGTCTATGATGATGCAACGGGCGTAAACAATAAGTTCCTGCATCGTATCATTGCTGTTGCTGGTCACGAAGTACAGTCCTTTGATCGTATCTACATTAACGACAGCTACATTGACTTCGGTGACATTGCTGGTGATGGTAATATCCCTTCTGTCGTTGACCCTGACGGTAGCACATCAACCAGATACAATGATAAAATCCGTATTCAGTTTGGCTATGGTACACCTACCCAGCCAGCTAATGCCGCTCTTGTGTCTGAATCACCTAACTGGACTGCACAGCATACCCTGAGTGGTATTGCCTATATGTATGTCCGACTGGCCTTCGATGCTGATGTGTTCCCTAATGGTATCCCCACGATCACTGCTGAAGTAAAAGGTAAGAAGGTCTATGACCCTCGTACTACCACGACAGTGTGGTCTGATAACCCAGCCCTGTGCTTGCGTGATTACCTTACGTCCAAGTACGGTGTCAATGAGGATGCAGATAACATTGATGATACGCTAGTTACTGCTGCTGCTAATGTTTGTGACCAGACTATCTCAGGTCTAGCTAGGTACACTTGTAATGGTGCCTTCACTACTGGTTCTACTCCTTACGATTTGTTGCAGAGTGTCCTAACCTCTATGGGTGGGACTATGTGGTATGCTCAGGGTAAGTGGCGTATGAAGCCTGCTTACTGGACGACACCAGTGATGGACTTGAACGAAGATGACTTCCGTTCTAGTGTCGGTGTAAGCACACGTCATTCCCGTAGGGACAACTTCAATGTCGTTAAGGGAACCTTCCGTGGTGCAGAAACTAACTGGCAGGTCACAGACTACCCACAAGTAACTAACGCTGCTTTTGTCACTGTTGACGGTGGTCAGGAGTCTGTTGTTGATGTGAACCTTGCTTTCACTGATAACTCTATTGAAGCAAGAAGACTAGCTAGGGTAGCCCTAGAAGCCAACAGACAACAGCTTATGATCAGTGCATCCTTTGGCCTGAGAACCTTGGCCCTTCAGGTTGGCGACAATGTGAGGGTTACCAACACTAGGTTTGGTTGGGTCAACAAAGAGTTCACTGTTATGTCGTGGAGCTTTGGTCTCGCTGATGAGTATGACCTTCAGGTGAACATGATCCTGCAAGAGACTGCTGAGAGTATCTTTGATGAAGTTGACGATGGCATTGTTTACGACAGAGATAACACTAATCTCCCTAACCCTTTCTTTGTTGAGGGGGTAGGTATCTCTGCTGTAGCTTCTGTGCAAATCTCTAACCAGAAGGTCTCTAACATAGCTCTGGTAAACATCACAGCAACAGATGGTGTATATATTGACAGTGTAAACGTAGAATACAAGTTATCTTCAGGGTCTATCTACAAGGCTCTAGGTACAGGCACACTAGGTTTTTATGAGGCTGTGAACCTAGAGCCAAATTTCTATGACTTTAGGGCCAGAGCAATAAACATCTTTGGTGTTAAGGGGGAGTGGACTTACCTGTTAAACAAGGAGATTAACGCTTTTGCTGGTGACCCAAGTGATGTAAGTGGCTTTGATATTGAAATCTCTGGCGGTACTACCTTCTTGTCTTGGGAACCTATCTCAGACCCTGACCTTAGTCACTACGAGATAAAGCACAACTCTAATACATCAGGGGCTAACTGGGGTAACTCTACAACTATTATTAAGAAGGTAGCTAGACCAGCATCTTCTGCTACACTTCCAGCGCGTAGTGGTACTTTCCTGATTAGGTCTTATGATAAAGAGGGTAACTTTAGTGTAGATGTAAGCACTATTGTTGTGTTAGCATCTGAATTACCCTCAATGGGACAGACTGAATTTACTGCTGACCAAGAGCCTACTTTTACGGGTACTAAGACTAACGCTATTGTTGTGTCATCTGCACTTGAGATCGACATTACTACTTCATCCTCGCCTACAGGTGAATACTTCTTCCCTTCCTACATTGACGTTGATACAGTTAGAAGTTGTATTGTAACTGGCTTCAGGACTTTCACAAGGAAGTTTGACGGTGGTACACTCCTATGGGACAACATACCACAGGACTTTGATACTTGGCCGGATCTGTTCGACACTTGGACAACAGAAACAACAGCCTTTGGTGACACTGGTGTAACGGTATTTGTCTCTGCTACTTACGATGATCCTTCTGGTACACCCTCTTGGGGAAGTTATCTCCCTGCTAACGGTGCTTCTATCATGGGTCGTGCATTTAGGTTCAAGGCAGAACTAAATAGCTCTAATGCTAAATATACACCCTCTCTTACTGAGCTTAATGCTTCAGTCGCATACTAAAAGGAAAGCCCTGACATGAGCCAACATGATTTTAACATCTCTAACCAGACAGCTAGTGTAACTAGGGCAGATATTAACAATGCTCTGGGTGCATTAGCTACCCTATCGTCTGGTACTACTGCCCCCTATACTAAATATGCTAATATGTTGTGGTACGAGACTGACACTAACACCTTGTGGATGAGAAACGAAGCTAACTCCACTTGGATCAGAGTGGCCTATGTCGATCAGTCTGCTAATGCTTGGCGGGTGCTAGATAACACGCGGGTTGTTAGTACATCAGGGACAACCATAGGGTACTTAGCCGTTCATGCAACGTCTACTTGGCAGTCTGGCGTGGACACTAATGATAAACTTGTGTCCCCTGCTAAGTTGAAGGCGGCGATTCAGGCTTTGGTTCCTAACGTGCTGAACGCTTCCGGCACAGCTCCGCTCTACGCTTGCCGCGCGTGGGTGAATTTTAACGGCACTGGCACTGTGGCAATTCGGGCCAGCGGGAATGTTTCCAGCATCACGGACAACGGTGTTGGAAATTACACAGTCAATTTTACGACAGCGATGGCCGATGTGAATTATGCGGTTCTTGGGTCTTGTATTTACACGGAAGTTGCTACGCAGACTAACCTAGTAACACTTTCACCATACCTTAGAGACACTTCGTCTGTTCGAGTAATAACTGGCTATGCGGCTGACACTGCCAACGCTGGCGTTCTAGCGGATTGCAATGTTGTCAGTGTCGCAATCTTCCGCTGAAAGGAAACAAAATGGACCAGCGTATCATCTACCAAAACGACGAGGGTGGAGTGTCGGTTATTATTCCTGCCGATTGCGGGCTGACAATTGAGGAAATCGCCGCAAAGGACGTGCCAACGGGTAAGCCCTACAAGATTGTGGACGTGGCCGACATTCCAACAGACCGCGAATGGCGCAATGAATGGGCTGTTGATGAAGCTGATTTAACCGATGGGGTGGGCGCATGATTATCAAGATTAGACAACCTGACCCCGCAATTGCG